CCCACTGCATGCGCTAAAGTAAATATTTTATATACATTCAATGTGTATTGTATATGCATTCAATGACAATGTTATAATGCTTATATGATATATTAAATGTTTATGAGATATTGAGCTCAATATAGATACACAATTATTATTTTCAGTAGAGTCCTAGCTCGAATCAATTAGGAGCCAATTTATGAAGGCTTTATAAGATTAATGCTTTATTCTTTCAAGAAAAGAAAACCGTGATTGGATAATCCCTTATTTATACGATTTTATTAAATAAGGTATGTGTGAAAATCGTGTATAATTCTTTGAATTATTACTACAAATGATATAAATTTATTTATATCATTGCGTTTTTAGAGGCGCTCCCTATAGGAGTGTGCACTTGATGGATGTTAACCAGAAGTGTAGCGCTTGTTCAGCGCTATATAAATAGAATGGCTTTTATCAACACTTTTTAAGCCGTTAAATACCAAAGATACCGTCCTTCTTTGGAACAATATTTAATGAACGAATGTGTACCCTGAATTGGTGTATATGTATGCGTACATAGACAATATTCTCTTAGTTGCGTCTTGGAGGTAACTAGTAGAAAGGAACTCATCTGACATGTCTTGAATGAGCACCAGGAATCCATACTCTAAACCTTGAGGTGGATAGTGACTGGCGGTAAATCGCACCCATTACTTGATGAAAAATGGACAAGCGAGGAAGACTCATTCCGATCTCTGAGTAGATGTAGTTTTAGACTACTAGCGAAACCACTTTGGATTACTCCCTAAAGAAGGCAAGTCCCGAAGTAAAGAAGATTAATTGCTTATGCCGGTAAGCGATCGCGAAATGCGCTAAAAACTAAGGACCGGTTGTATTACTTATCATGCACGGAATTAAATTTTTAAACAACAACAACAAAATTGCTATTACAAATGAAACTCAAACTGCTATTAATGTTCCAATTAAACCCACCACTAATAGAAAAATTTGGAACTATTATGTTAATTTCTTAAATAAACATAGACCATATTGGTACATATCTAAGAAGAAAAATCTTAGATATTGTACATCTCCTGAATCAATAAGATATGGAGAAAAAGAAGAATTAACATGTATTTTTGAAAATGATATTTATGAAGAATATCCATTTCAAAAAGATTTAACTCGTTATGGCATAGAATCTAATCCAGGTCCTATGCACACAATAAACGAACAAACACCTTTTGAAGAAAATAGACAAGGGACATATATAAGGTGTTATCAGTGTGATAAAGAATATTGTGTTTCTATATCAGGAAAACTAATATTTTTTACTACACTATGTAATTTATGTCTTAAGACATTTGAATCACAGAGTGATATTTTCACCAGTGATTCTTACCACGATATTTTAGGAAATCTTAAAAATACTTATGATTGGATATATAACGGTAAATATCATGGAAAATCATTATTGTCTCATTATTTAAATATACCAGATTATTTAGAAAAACATATATCATTGTTGGAAGATATTTTAATGCTAATACATAATATTACTATATCCAATAACAATTTTGATAGGTATATTGCAGTTGCAAATTTTTGCAAATTGCGAGGGAATAGGATAGGTATGTCTACTACTTTATGTTACATTATATCTGAATTGTTTGAACAATATCAAAAAGAATCTATTAAAATAAATGAATCAGATATTATAAAAGATCTACCTTTTGAATCTCAGTCTCATGAAAATGTATTCTCAGAATTTAGATATTATTTATCATTTTATGAAAAACTTAAAAATACTCAAATATATAAGAAAATGTATAAATTTATGCTATATGTATTATCATTAGGTTTACTAGATAAAATAAATATAAACTTCAAAAGTTTAGAATTTGATAAATTTGAAGCAGAAGCTATCAAAAGAACACATAAACCAGGTATAGATATGCTTCATTGTATATTAGATACTATTATATTTGTGTGTGAAAAAGGTTATATATTCTTTCAAACAGGAGATTTACAAACTTTCTTTCATTCAGGTTCTTCTTATGAGTTGTGGTTATCCACAGCTCAACGTTTAATTAGAGAATCAAAGTATTTATCAAATCCTGAACCACACAATATAAATAGGTTTAAATTTCATAGTGAATTATTAGATACAATAGAAAAAGGCAAAAGTATAATTAAATTCACTACTGATTTAGATAAATTTGAAAAATTGAATTTACAAAAAATATTGATGGATTTACAAATGATAGAAAGTAATGAAGTTACTAAAAAATCAGCTCAAATGCCTAGAAAAGATCCTTTTGCTATTTTATTGCATGGTTCATCTAGTATAGCAAAATCTCAATTAACACAAATTTTATTTTATCATTATGGTAAAGTATTTGATTTGCCTATTGGTGATGAATATAGATATACTAGATGTCCTACTGATGAATATTGGTCAGGATTCAACTCCACACAATGGTGTATAGTTATGGATGACATAGCCTTTTTAAAACCAAATGGTGAAGTTGACCCAACATTAAAAGAAATGTTGCAAGTTAAGAATTCAGTACCATATACTCCACCACAAGCCGCTTTAGAAGATAAAGGTAGAACACCAGTCAAAGCTGAGCTTTTGATAGGTACAACAAATACTAAACATCTAAATCTTCATGCATATTTTGCATGTCCTTTTGCTATTGCTCGTAGATTAAATTATATTATAACACCACATGTAAAATCTGAATATGCTAAAAATGCATTTATGGCTGATTCCACTAAAATACCTGTTACTCCTGATGGAGAATATATGGATATATGGTGGTTTGAAATATTTGTTCCTATTCCAGAAAAAGATGAAGAAATAGATTGTCAAAATACTAGATATTCACATGTTCATACATTTCATAATATACATGATATGTTAGAATGGTATATAACAGTGGCCAAGCAACATGAAATATCACAACAAAAAGCTTTAGGTGCTGTTAATGTTATGACTAAAGTTGAAGTTTGCAAAGAATGCTATAGAGCTGTTAAATTTTGTAAATGTTATATAGAACAAACTGAAGAGTTGGTATCTGATTTAGGTCTAGAAACTAAAATCAGATTGTTTATTTGTAGCAAACTTTTGAATAATTATTGGAATTTAGAATTGCTTTATGGGTTGTTATATAGTTTTATTGAATATGTACAAAAACCATATTATCTCTTTTTATTTTATATGATTATTTCATATTCATTGATGTATATACCATTAACATTTTTAAGTTTATTATTTTCATCCGCATTTATGATTGTGTTGATACCAAATTTTTGGTATTTTATATCTGTTTATTTAAATTTCTATTATGGTTATATGTGGAAATATAAAGTTGTTAGTAAGATATTACCAAAAAATATTGATACATTAGCTTTTATTTATCGTAGTTTAGGATCTAAAATTAAAAATCAATTAGATAACTCTAATAAATTGAAATATTTAGGTTTATTTTTATCTAGTAGTGCTGTTATATTAATTTTACGTAAACTTTGGAATTCGTATATGAAAGCCCAAAGTCTAGGTAATATACCCGTACCTATGGATAAAGAAAAACCTACTTTTTATTATCATGATCCTTATGCTAATACAGAAGTTGAGATATCTGGACAATCAAAATGTGCTCAAGGGGATATATTACTTAATAAATTAAGATTTAATACTGCTAGATTTAATTTTAAATTTGATGATAGAAATACTATTAATTCAACTACTGCAGTTAATATCAAAGGTAATATATGGATGTTTAATAAACACGCTTTTAAATATAATAGTGGATTATTAAGTGTTATTCTTGAAAACATTGAACAAAATATATCTCGTAATATTTTTGATATTAGATTTAATGAATTGGATGTTAAATTACTACCAAATTCAGATTTAGCGTTTATAGAATTGAGGGCATTACCACCTGGACAAAATTTAGTACCATATTTTCCTAAAGACAAACCTTTAAAAGGGGATTATAAAGGTAAATATATAATGATCTCCAAATTGGGGGAAAAACATATATTGGAATTAAATCATATTAGAATAGGAAATTGTCCAGTATTTGGAGTTCCAGGATATTTTGCTAAAGCCATTAAAGATACATCTAAAGGTGATTGTGGTTCAATATGCATAGGCAATATAGGCAATTCACAAGTACTTCTTGGTAGTCATACAGCTGGTAATTCTTCTAGAGATGTATTTTTTCAACATATTTCACAGAGTATGATAGAATCTATTACATCCCAATTTGAAGTTCAAGTTGATATGGGTGTTATACCAATCAGTGCTCCAGGTTATGAACGAACTTTAGTTCCAATTCATACAAAATCCACTTTGAGATGGATACCTAAAGGTACGGCTACTATTTTAGGTAGCTTTGCTGGGTATAGACCAAAGCATAAATCTAAAGTTACTAAAACTTATATAAATTCTTTTGTCAAAGATGAATACGAAGATAAGTGTGGTGCTCCAGATATGACTTGGAAACCTTGGCATATTGCTTTATCTGATATGGTTACGCCTATACACTCATTTGAAAATAGCAAATTGAAGTTATGTGAAGATGCTTTTTATAATGATATTGTATCCTTATTAGGAGATAAAATTAAAATGTTAGAGGTTTATACTCAAGATGTTGCATTAAATGGGGTAGCAGGCGTAACTTTTGTTGATAGATTGAATATATCGACTAGTGCTGGAAATCCCTTTAAGAAAAGCAAGAAAAATTTCATACATCTTGACGAAAATAATCATATTACGAAACTTGATGATGTTATTCAGGAAAGAATTAATATGATTGAAGAATGCTATTCTAAGGGCATGAGATTTCATGCACAATTTTGTGGTCATCTAAAAGATGAACCAACTCCTACAAAGAAAATTATATCTGGGAAAACTAGAGTTTTTACCGGAGGAGAGTTTGCTTGGTCGGTGGTTGTTCGCAGATATTTATTATCTCATATACGCTTAATACAAAATAATCCTTTTATATTTGAGGCAATGCCTGGAATAGTTGCACAATCTAGTGAATGGAATCGATTATATGAATATTTGATACAACATGGTGAAGATAGAATTATTGCTGGAGATTATGGTAAATTTGATAAGAGAATGGCTGCTCCATTTATTTTATCAGCTTTTAATATTCTTATAAGACTAGCAAAAGAAGCTGGTTGGAATGACAACGATCTTCTTATATTAAAGTGTATATCATTTGACACAGCTTTTCCTAATATAGACTTTAACGGAGATCTTATAGAGATTCAGGGGAATCCATCTGGACATCCCTTGACCGTTATAATTAATTGTTTGGTTAATAGTTTATATATGAGGTATGCTTATAGTATTATTTCTGGAAAAGAGTTAGATACTTTTAAACGTAATGTTAATTTAGCTACATATGGAGATGACAATATAATGTGTGTTTCTCAAGATTGCCCTAATTTCACCCATACGCGGATTAGTGTTGCTATGAAGCTGATAGGTGTAGAATATACTATGGCAGATAAAGAAGCGGAGAGTATTCCATATATTAATATTAAGGATTCTTCGTTTCTAAAAAGATCATTTAGATATGATAGTGATATTGGAACTATAGTGGCTCCATTGGAAGAGTCTTCTATACACAAAATGTTAACATCGTATTTAGATAATGGTGTATTAGCTCCTGAAGCACATTCTATTTGTGTTATTGAAACTGCATTAAGAGAATATTTCTTTTATGGAAAAGAAAAATTTCTTGATCGTAGAGAGTATTTTATTAAATTAATAGAGAGAGCTAATTTACAAGACTGGGTAAGAGATTCAACCTTACCCACATATGAGAGTCTTAAACAAGACTTTTATACTCGTAGTTTAGATATAGAAGAATATCTATGCTAGTCCGTGATGACATTAAACTAAGTATATATATAACCGATCACTATATATATCGCAACTTAGATCCTTCTTATTAGTCTAATCAGCTTTTAAGTCGTATAATGAATTGGAGAAAATTTTTCAGGACTTCGACCCCGAATATGGTCGAAATGCTGCGTACAAGAGCTAGATCTTGTATCGGATCCCTCACCCGTTGTGAGGGGGTTACCAGTGTATCAGACACTGGAAGATCAATATAGTGATAGATCCTGGGTATCTCAATCAGATACACACGAAATATTAACTTTTATTGATGAAGAAAAAGGTGAAGAAGAAGGTCACACTACATTATCTAAATTTGCGAATTATGATATGACCGATTCAACTTCATTAGCCAATTTCTTTCGACGCCCAGTTAGAATAGACCAATTTACTTGGTTAGAGGCTGACGTGCGTGGAGTATTTAGAACCATTTATCCTTGGAATTTGTGGGCAACTAATGCTGCAGTTCAAAATAAACTCAATAATTATGCATTTATGAGAGGTGATATGCATGTCAAAGTTGTTATAAATTGTACACCTTTCTATTATGGGCGTATGATTATGAATTATCGCCCTAGACTGGATAAACCTAATACTATAGTAGCTGGAACTGCTAACCAAGAATTGATATTGCATTCTCAACGTAGTCATATTTGGTTAGATCCTGCTACATCATCTGGGGGTACTTTAAAATTACCATTTCTCATTCAATCAAATTTGCAACGATTATCTTTGGCTTCTGAATTATCTAATATGGGAGAATTAGTATTTTCTATATTTTCCCCTTTGAGAAATGCTCAAGGTTTAGGTGGTGTTGATGCTACAGTTGTAGTTTATGCTTGGTTTGAAAATATTGAATTGTCAGGTGCTACAGTTTCATATGCAGCACAATCTGATGAATATGAAGCTAGTGGTACTATATCTAAACCAGCATCAACAGTTGCTAGGTATGCTCAATATTTTGAACGTATACCGATTATAGGACCCTTTGCAACGGCCACTAAAATAGGAGCTTCTGCAGTTTCTGCAATAGCTTCTCTTTTTGGTTATACAAATGTGCCTAATATTAAGGATACAGATCCATTTAGACCAGAACCTTTACCTAAATTAGCTTCTTCAGAGATATCTTACCCTGTTGAAAAATTAACTTTGGATCCTAAGAATGAATTATCTATTGATCCTAGGATTGTATATGATAATGGTGGAGAAGATGAAATGATGATTAGCCCAATCCTCCAACGTGAAAGTTATTTAACACAATGTACTTGGACCACCGCAAATAATGTTGATGATTTATTATTTTGGTCTCGAGTCAATCCCCATCTATATGATATTACGAATGAAGCTAGTGCTAAATTATATATGACGCCAATGGCTTTTATATCATATCTTTTCGGTGATTGGAGAGGAGATATTATTTTTAAATTTGAAATTGTTGCCTCTAAATATCATAAAGGTCGTTTACGTATTTCATTTGATCCTTCTGGTACATTAGGAACAAATATTATAAACACTACGAATCACTCTAATATTGTTCAAACTGCTATTGTAGATATAGGGGAAACTAATTCTGTTGAATTTCGTGTACCTTATCAACAAGCTTTTCAATTTTTAAATTGTCGTTCAGATGCTTATACTCTAGCCAATAGAGGTTGGGGTACAAATTCGTCACCTGGCACATATCCTTATGACAACAGATTCGATAATGGTGTTATTACATTACGTGTGCTTAACGTTTTAACTTCACCTGCTGCATCCTCATCGATAGATGTGATGGTTTTTGTTAAAGCTGCTCCTAATTTAGAGTTAGCAAACCCTGTTGAAGTTGATAATAATCATACTTTGAGTCCATATGCCCCACAATCTGATGAATATGCTATATGTCCTGAATCTAATGTTACTGCAGATAATCAATATAAAGTACATTTTGGTGAAAATATTAGGTCACTCCGTACTTTATTACGACGTTATAATTTATTATCTTTTGATCCTTATTTTACAGCTAGATCTACAGGTACATTTTCTTTATTATGGAAACAATTTTTCAAAATGCCACCATCTCCAGGTTATGCTCAATATTATTATAATGCATATAATCAAGCAGGATCAGGATCATTTTCATATGCTTATGTTAATTTTGTATATTTAACATATATTATGAATGCATTTCTTTGTTACCGTGGTTCTATAAATTACTCATTTCAACTTACAGGTGCAGGTAATAGAACTGTTCATGATGTTTCTGTTAGAAAACTTAATCAATTAGATAGTGCTCAAGTAATAAATGCAGGTATTACTAATGTATTTAATGCAAATGCTAATCGTAGTGCCAGATCTTTTCTAATAAATTCTACAGCAGGTTGTGCTGGTATGGCTGCTTCAGATGGTACTGTTAATCCTGTCATAAATGTTCAATGTCCTATGTATTCAAATTGCAAATTTAATTATTGTTATCCTCTTGTAGGACATGCTCCTACTCTAGATGATGGAGCTGAACGTGATGCATTTCAATATAATGCTCTTATATTTACATTGGATACTGATACTGTTGTAAATGGTAATGGTCATTCATGGCTTAAAACATATGTAGCTGCAGGTACTGATTTTTCTTTACATTATTTTATTAATGTGCCAACTCTATATATTTATGCCAATTATCCTTCTGGACCATAAATCTAGATACTAAATAAAAGTAAAAGTGAATCTTTTTTCGTAAAAGACACGGTGGACGGGCCGCCACTTTTTCCCTATGGGTTTTTCACGCTGTAACACTATGTGTAAATCATACTTACTGATGATATCTTGCTTTTTCAAGGAGACACGTAGTGTCTCCGGAATTTTTACTGGATATCAGATGAAGTTCGTATGTTTCATTGTTGTTACATGCATAGTCAT